ACTTTCTTATCGAATAATACATCTGGATTATTCATCCAACCTGTAATAGAAACGCCGATGAGTGCTTCACGATCAAAGATCTTTTTACTTGTATCTGATAAGAATTTAAAATCTGTATAACCAGCTTGCATTGTACCAAGAATAGATCCGGCTCTACAAGCTTTATAGAAGTCTTCTGGAGTATGACACATACCGCCATTGATCTCTGTTAGGTTACAACCTTGCCAGCCAGACTTACCTTTGATTTGTGGATACATACCGATCTCAACACAAGGATTAGTTGTATGCTCAGTACTTTCAACGAAAACAAAACCTGGTTCGCCAAACTCACGTACTGATTCCATGATATGACCAAACTCTTCTTTTGTTGTTTTATCTCTTACAATCACCGCACTGTTGTTTGATCTACCACGTTGTGGATTATCTACAAACCAGTTACCGGTTTTTGCTGTCATCATTTCTTCATCAGTAGGCGAAAATAAACATATAGTAGCAGAACGGCGAACACCCCCAGAAAGGACTGCGTCAGCAGTGTGCATACAAATATCATAAACATTAATAGGACGTAAAGCTGTTGGATTTTCATTGTTTAATACTATATCCTGTAATAGATGTTCTATTTTATCGAGAGCTAATCTTAATCCTTCTGGACCAGGTGCTTTAAATCCACCTGATATCTTTGCACCTTTTGGTCGTATGATACTTAAATCAAAATAAATTCTTCGACCTGCATAGTCTGGGCATTTACCACCACCTACAAAATATGATGACATAAGAACATCAACAGCAGTTGCCCAACCTTCGATTGAATCTTCTACAACATGACTCTTAGGTTGCTTCGTACGCATTGTAACTTTAGGGAGTTTTTTAATATGATGTGTCTGTACAGAGAAACCTGCACCAGCACCACATAATAACATATAAAATATTTCACCAAAGAACTCTGCACGATCTGCATATGTAGATGTACAGTTATACATTCTCATCTGATGTTTTAAGATTTGATCTCCACCAAACTGCAAAGCACGCTGAGCACCAAGAACTCTTTGTTCTTTATATGCTTGACGTGCTTCATCAATATACATTTGAAGACCATTATCACCATCATTCTGTTCGGCGTAATATCCTTCGTGCATGCCTATGACTCGGTCAACGGCCTCATCCCATGTTTCGTAACGTTCAAGTTCATCGTTAAATCGTGAATATCCATCATAAAATTTAGCTTCTGACAAAAGCTTTCGTGTGTCAACATTGGGTGTTGCCATTACATTTTCCTAACTATGTTTGCTTATTACTATTATATATCACTGTTAAGGATTTGTAAACAGCTAATTATGTATCTTTTGAGATACTTGTCATGACACTTTCATAAATTAATTTATTTTTCTTTTATTTCTTTGACAGGTGGATCGAGTGATTGTTCATAATATAGTATGATATCTTTCTGTTGTAGTATGTATCTACGCATATCAGCAATGTCCATTGCAAGGTTCTCATAACCTTGAGGTGATACAGCTATAAATGCTAAAAGACCTTCATCTTCTTTAAACTTAACAATAAACTCATCTAAGTTCTTCTCAGATACAACATACCATTTTACATCTGATAATACCAGTTGTTTAGGTCTCGCCTGTATTGGAATATTGTTTTTGATTACCGAAGTGTTTGTAACAACTATCGGTTCAGGGCTTCTCCCCAGACACCCTGTTAGGGTCAGTGTCAGCCCTAAGGCCATCAAGTAAACGTACCACCGCATTATTTATTCTTCCTTCTAGTCCATATGGATCTTCAATTGCGCTTTTCATAAGATTTACTTTTGCAAACTTAGCTTGTAATGTATCACTATAGGCTTCTGCAACCTGTAATCTTTTAGATAAAGCTTTATTTAGTTCTTGGGATTGATTTTGACTTGCAAGCATCGTTGCTATTGTCGCGTCTTTAGTTTCATTTGCTACTAAAAGCTTCGCATTGTTTGTACGTAGTGTAGCCATTCTCTCTTGACTATCAACATAATATGCATATCCACCGTAACCAACTCCACCGATAATACCCATTATCAGTAGAAATATATAAATTTTTAACATGTTATACCTTTGCTGCTAAATCTTTATCAGCTCCACCCCACGTGCCTTTAGATTTAGTTGTAAATGAGTTGACTCTTGCAAATGCCCATTGTTGTGGAGTTGTACCTGGTCTGTGACCAGTCTTCCAAGCAGCCATGCCACGATTATAAACTTTACGAAGAATACCGATAGGCATACCAGACTTCTCAGCTTTAGCTGCTAAACCCTTCTTTTGTTTCTTTTCTTCTTCTGTAATATAATCTTTAAATTTTAACATTAGTCGTCTCCGAACATTTTTTTAAATTTTTTAGTGTGTATGCTAGGCTTTGTCTTCGCTGATTTATCACCAGGCGCGGGTTTATATGCAGCAGGATTATCGTCAGCCATTTTAGATTGTTTCTTAAACTGAGCATCTCTTTTATTTTTAGTAGATTTTTTAAGGCCGGCATGATAAACCGCAGGCTGTGAACCTTTACGATCCGCAATATCAGAATCTTGTCTAGATGACATTGCTTCTGCATACTGTCTAAACCGTTTTAACATAACAGGATGTTTATCCTTTCTACGTCGACGATCAGTTACATTCATTACTTTAAGTCTCGGTCCAGCGTTTGGTGCCATGTCAACACCGCCTTGACCAATAGCATTGCCTGGTACATCTTCAGCTGCTATAACTCTTTTGGCTGTAGCTGTAGCAATAGCCATTTTTTTACTCATATCCATTCCAGGATTATCGCGTTCAAGCGCCTTAGCTATCTCTTCGCGTTTTCTTAATTCAGCTGCAGTTAATTTTCTTTTTCAGTCTTCATTTGATTAACTCTCCGGCTGTAACATATATGTTACTATTAGTAGCTATGTGTAGTGCTGAATATATGTCAAGCCCGAACACTGCTCCAATAGGATATGACTCTTCACTAATACGAACTTTGTCATTCTTATAAACAAGATCTTCGTATGTTGTATTTAAAACTTTATCATTTCTGACACGATAGATTCCAGGCGATAACTGTTTATCTTCTAACATAAACCATTCTGTATTCTCAGCCAAGAAGTCATTATAGTCTACACCAAACTCATTTAAGCCTTGTTTCAGTTTCTTTTCACTGATTCCAAAGTCTTCTTTAATAAGATATAACGCAGCTGCATATGATGCAATTCGTGTTTTACCACCAGGAACTTTACCTATTAATTTTTTAATATTAAATACAAGTCGTATGAATCGAGTATAATAGTTTGCATAATCTTCACGTTCTTCTATAGAAGAGAAAGGAGGTTTCTTAAGACGTTTACCAAACTCATCAATAATGCCTTTTTCAAAAGCTTTTGTCTTATTAAACGGAGTTACAAGTAGAGCAAGGAATCTAAATGTATAAGCTAGATCAGCAGCTGATTTTATTAATCCCATTATATGTTCCTTAGTTTCTCTTCTACTTCTTTGTCTATATCAATCTCTGTATACTGGTTTGTTCTAATTGCATTTAAAAATAATAAAAACGGTTTAATTACAGGCCAATGCCTATCATCAAGTTTAGTTTCTAATATCTTCAAACCGCCATAATAACCAAACACATTGAATATTATAATAAGATGGTTAAGAACTAATCTTTCACCAAGCTTACCATAATCACAATATCTATTTAATAATCTCTTCACATACTGAAACCGTTTGAGGTCTGTATAGAATTCATCAAAATCAATACCCAGAGGCGTATAATACTGTTTTATCGCAAATCGTACTAAGTCTTCTTCTAGTAGATCGTCATCAAGCTTTTCGCTCATAATGTGTACTCTTTATAAAGTTATCCTTCGTTAAGAGTATTTATAAGGTCTGCTTTAGACTTACGTCTATCAAGCTCTATACCTTTTGTACGACCATATGTTTCAAGTTCCAGTTTAGTCATATTATTTAAATTAATCGGATCAGCTTCAAGTAACATTTCCATTTGATCTCCTTCAGCAACAGCTGTTTCCATTCCACCTGCTGGTTCTTCATGTACATCAGGTACCGGCGCAGGTGCAGGTGCAGGTGCAGCTCGTTTAGGAATACCAAGATAATCATTAATATCGGCGGTTGAAAGCCTTGTAGCCTTTAGTAACTCGCCGGTCTTCGGATGAGCCCATCCACGTCCTGTGGGTAGAGCATCTTTTTGCCAACTAGGTGGGTGTAACATTTTATCTTCCTCATTATTTCATTAAATTATTTATGGTGGCCGACTTCATATCCATGTGACTTAATTTTAGCTTTATATGCTTTATGATCAGCACTACCATGTCCGCCTAAATGTTTATCGGCAAACGATTTATGATCTGATTTCATATTACCTGAACTGACTTGACCATTATCATGGTTAAAAGCACTATTAGTATGGCTTTTTACTGCAGCAGCGGCGGCTCCTCCATGCTGAGATTTAATTTTAGCATGAATTTGATTTGCTTTCTTTTTACTAGCAGCTCTCTGGCTCTCTGTTGCATCATCGTTCATGTCTGAACCCATTCCATGATGATGATAATGATCTGCTGCCATATTAGCTAGCGATTCTTGTATAATAACATCCTGCCATGCAGCTGCTATATTTTTATAATTTCTCTATCCATTTTTTTCTTTATATATTATAGATAGTAGGACTTCTTTTTAGCAGCAGCGCATCATTCTATTTGTGTTTAGCCGAGTTCGGTGTTTGGCATGTTGGTTAGTTTAATATTAGACAT